AAGTTGATTTTGTACCGCAAGTCAAAAATGAAAACAGTTAATCTACCTACAACCGTATTAATTGATCCAGAAATTAGTTATGAGGCAAAAGGGGTTTATTGTTATCTATATTCACGCCAAGCCCTTAATTATCCAACAAATGCAATGACGCAAAGAGAGGAAAAGAAATGGCAAAAATGTATTCGTGAGCTAATTCGAAATGATTACATCGATATAAATAAAAATAATGTTTTTTTTCTTAAATAATGTTATAATAAAACCGTAATCTCATAGTCACATATGACTGAAACACATTTTGAGGCGCATTTATGGGAATCTATGTGCCTCACCCCTTTATGCTATAATATAATTGATCGAATCAGATTATAGGCTATACACCACACACTCCGTATGGCCTATTACTTGCTTTTAAGTTTAGGAATCATGTATAATTATATTGAATTTGTTTAGAGGCTACATATACTATATGTGGCCTTTTTTTTGTTGCGTTTATGTGTTTGTATTGGGTATAATTATATTGATAGTTATATAGGCTACATAAACCCTTATGTGGCCTTTTTTTTTGTTGATATGAGTATAAAAAACATTTATAATATACACATAACTATCACTACCAATAATAGTGAAATTCTTTAATAAAGGAGTTCGCATGAACAAAATAAAACATAAAAATCCGTTTACTGCTGTGCCAAACGCAGTGCTAAACGATGAAAGATTAACATTTAAGGCTAAAGGTATATATAGCTATTTATTTAGTAAACCAGATGGGTGGGTGTTTTACAATCAAGCAATTCTAAATGAAACGGCCGAGGGCATAACAAGTTTTCAATCGGGTATAAAAGAACTTGTTAAATATGGTTGGCTTAAAAAACAACAGTTAATTGCAAAAAATGGCCAGTTTGGTGGAAATGAATACGAATTAATGACTGAACTACCAACACAAGAAAACATGTCAACGGTTACGCACAAAAAGTCAAAAAAAACTTTACAAAAACCGATCACGGAAAACCCGGTATCGGATAATCCGGTTACGGAAAACATACTCTCATATAAAGAAATAAATAATAAAGAAATAAATAATAAAGAAATAAATAAAAGTAATAGTATAAATACTATTACCAAAAAGAAGTCTAATGATTATCAATTAATTCTTGAATCATGGAATACCTTTGCCAGTAGTAATGGGTTATCTGAAATTAGACAATTAACAAACAAACGCATTAATGGAATTAAAGCACGTCAACGTGAAGATGGGTTTGATCTGCAAGAGATATATAATTGCATACAAGCTTCACCGTTTCTTTTAGGCACTAATGGCAATGATTGGAAGGCTGACTTTGACTGGGTGTTTTGTAGCCCGAATAACTGGCTAAAAATTGTGGAGGGTAAATATAAAGGCGAGAAAAAACAAGAACAAAAAGATAAGCTACAAAGCATTTTTGACGAATTAACAGGAGGAAAAAAATGAATAAAAAAATTATGATATTGGGAATGGTAACTATAATCATATATACAATTGCCTTATTAACTGATTTAGCAATTCTTGTATATTGTTTACCAGTTATCTATACGCTAGGGATGTACGCATGAATAAAGAATTATTAAACGAAAATTTAAATCAAATATTGGAGGGACTGAAAACGGCTATTCATACTGCAAATGCTGAACTACCAGCCATTTTGGAGGAGATTGTTAGATGGGGGATGATTAAATATAGCGCATTTTTACTTATCAGCCTTGTGTGTATGTTGTTATTTGTTAGATTGACAATATATTTGCATAAACAATTTAAAAAATTTGAATACGAAGACCCTACGGTTATTGTTTATGCTGCATTTGCATCATTAATATCTATAATATTTTTTATTTACAATCTTATTAAGCTACTTTTTGTTTTTATAACCCCAAAACTATACATCATTAACTATCTAAAGGATTTAATCTAATGAATAACTATCAAAAAACCGTTACCGCAATGATATTGAAAGCATATGCCCTAGTAGGCCAAGAAGATAAACAAATACAAATTAAAGCATTGGCAGAAGCAATCATTGAAAGGCAAATTGATTTAAATGTACTAAGTGAAGCATTAAATAAACATGCTGAGACATCAGAATTTGCGCCAAGATTAAAAAATATTGTTGATTATGTAAACAACATACCAGATCAACAAGTAAATGAGTTTTTAGGGCGTTTTAGAAGGCAATCAAGAAATCACTATGACTGGAATCCTATCGATGACGACGTATACACGATAAAACAAATCATTGGGAAGCAGCGATGTGAGGATTGTCTAGCTGAACATTGGATATTTATTGAGAAAGAAGCCAAAGAGTTATACAAGGATTTAAGGAATAAAAAGATCGAGCTTATTGAGAGTCCTAATAAGCATAATATTGAACAGATTGAAGGCTCAAATACGGTTTATATTGAGGCTAAAAAGAATGTGTTGAATGGGGTTAATCCATTAAAGAAATTATTGGAGGAAATTAGAAATGAAGATACTTAATAACGGTTATTTACACTTGAAAAATGCATGTCTAAAAAAAAATTTAGGTGAAAAAAAATACCAAGAATATCGTGAAAACTTAAAACAATATGTTGATATATGTATTGTAAGTACTAAACACGATTTATTGCTGACTGATATTGAACAAGGATTAACAGATCATCAAAAAAGAAGGTTAGATTGTGAAAAAAAAATTATTGCTCTAACAGACTTTACAGTTCTTGATGACATAAAACATCAATTTAATAAATTAAAACACAAATATCTTTTAGATCAGGATTCTATACAAAAAGTTAATAATGATAGATTTCATTTTTCGATTAGTAATACAATCGCATCACGCCAACTGTTTGCTCTGCGATACATGGCAAATGAGATTTTTTAATTATGCACAAGATTGAGAAAAAGATTAAATTATTAAGTGTTAATGAGGTATGGCAGGGTAGAAGATATAAAACGAAAAATTATGACTCATACGAAAAAACGCTGTTGTATACCCTGCCAAATGAAAAAATAAATCTTATCAAATCTTATTATATAATTTTTATTTTTAATTTTTCAAATAAATTATCCGATTGGGATAATCCAATAAAACCATTACAGGATATTTTGCAAAAAAAGTATGGTTTCAATGATCGTGATGTAAAAATAGCTTTAGTATATAAAAAGATCGTACCTAAAAAGGATGAAGGATTTATTGTTTACATTGGCGATTCTAACAACTTTTATGATGATTTAGAAACTATAAAAAAACAACAAAAAATAGAATAGTTAAATTTAAAAAAATTAATAACAAAATACCGGTCTTGAATATATCAATAACCTTGTCGATGTTATCCCAGCGATTTTTGGTGATATCCTGTATATTTGTAATTTTTTCGTTTAGCTGATCGCATTGCTTTTTTAAATTTGTGACGTTTGTTTTTTTTATTGTTGTAGTATCTTCTAATGACATAACTTTTTCCAAAATTAATTAATGTCATAATGATTATTAGTTCAATTATGACTTTACTTTTAACACCATAAAAGAAATATGCCAAAGGAGCAGCAATAAATACGTTAATTGCAGTATCAGATACAACTTGCATTGTAGTTTCTACCAAACTTTGGTTTTTACTTTGCATTTTTTGTTAATGCAAGGCAAAACATACGAACATCTTTAGGGCTTAAATTTGTTTTTAAGTCATTTTTTGTAATACCATAAGCGTGTTTTAAAATTGGTAAAAACAATTCTGAACAAAAATATTTATTGCTATCATGGACTTTGTAGCCAAAAAAACCAAAAATAACACCAAAGAAGTCATATTTTTTACCAAGCATTGACTCAAATTCATCAATAATTTTTTTAATAATCTTTTTATCTAAATGTAATTGTAATGTGTAAGCAATGTCATTTCTTGGGTTAGCATATCGCGCTACACCACTAAAAAATTCTGATTCATAATACTTTTTATCTATCTCAAAACTAACATGATAATAAATATCATTTGAGAATATTTTGATTATGCTTGTTGTGTATTTTAGTATATTCCACCATTTGTATTCTTTTTTGTGAAAGTGTACTTTTATCATGCTTCGACTTCGAGTTTACCGGCCATTTTATATAGCAGTTTTTTCATGTCGTTAAGCTCATCTCGAACTTCTTTAAATTGTTCGTCTGTATGATCTCTATATTCTGACATTGTTTTTTTAAAATTGTTTAATTGTGTGGTCATTTTATACACATAGAAACCCATTCCTGCATATAGTATAACAAAAACATATGCCTGACCGTTAGGACTTTTCATGATTTCTAATAATGCAGGGATGAGTTCTAATAGTTCCATTTTATAGCTTTATACAATACATAACATTAATGTTTTTTGGTCTTGTTTCACTTGTGATCCGTGCTGTTCCAAACGTTGAATCTGTTGTAGCGTGTTGTACATAATCGTTACCGCTTGCAACCGTAGCACTAGCAGCTTCTCGCATTTCTGCACTATCACCGCCTCCACCGGGGTTGGCTCTTGTCAAATCTGCTGCTGAATAAAATTTATGGTGATGTCCTTGAAATGCATCGGATTGTTTAGTCCCTACCGCATCGCCTGTCGTGCCATCCCCTCGATCTGTACGTGACGCTGCGTCCGGGTCTGTTCCTGCTGTGTTATCAAAACCTCTTAAAAATCGGCCTCTGTAATCAGGTAAATTAAACGTGGTACTTCCATCACCATTACCATATATAACGCCTAATTCCCCAAATAAACGTGCGTGTGTCGT